GGCAGCATCGAATTTACCGTGTTGCAGACAGCACCTATTAATGATTGGCTGGCAGCAATGATTAATGCTGATGAGCGAACAAAGAATGTCATTGGCCCAGTGATCGTTAAAGATAATTCTGGCAATTCAACATATTTCGCTGCTGAAGCGTGGATTGTTTCGCAACCGTCTGGTGAATTCTCAACTGACCAGACAGGACGCACCTACCGTATTGAAACAAACAAACTTGATATGTTTACTGGTGCATCTGTTGACCCGGCTATCAATGAAGCTGTTAATGCTACTATCGCTGCCGCAGCACTTTTGGAAACCTAAGTTGCTCGATAGAGGGCTTTGCAGCCCTCTTTTTGGGAATCTGTTAAGGTTCCCTATTTTATAACAGAGCAATATACAATAATTATGAGGTATCGAGCAAATGTCTACTATCCCTTCTAAAGAAGAAATCATCGGTAAGGATGAAAACCAAGTAACCTATCGTATCACAGCCTTTACAGGAATTAAGTCTATTAACCTGTGCGGTAAGGTTGTTAAAATGGTTGGCCCTTCTGTATCAGAATTTTTCAACGAGAGTGATGACTCCCTCACCAATGCTGTGAAAGTGTTTAGTCAGAGCCTTGGTGATGAAGATCTCGCACCACTGATTAAGGAAATGCTTTCAGGTGTAACTATTGAAGGTCGCCCTGTTAATATTGATTTCGACTTCATTGGCCCGAAGTTTTCACACCTCCCTAAACTGCTTGTATCGGTAGCGATGTTCAACTGGGGGGACATGTTTCGGGAAATCGAGATTTAAATATTCAGACGTTTATAAGTCTGAAAAAGACCCGACAAAGGCTACAAAGGTGCAAAGGATTGCATCTGAGAAACTTTCCATCCCTTTTGAGATATACCGGATAATCTCTAGTGAGAACCCAACAATGCCTAAATTACATGAGATAGAATCTTATTACACCTACGACATGATAATGGATTGCATAGAGATTCTTGACCTTAGAATGGCATTGGAAGAAGAGTCCTACATGGCTAGGAAGAAAGACCTTGATGGTAAATAACCTGTGGAGTTAATATGGCAAACGAATTGACAGTTAATAAGTTAATATCCACATTCGGGTTCAAGATAGAGAAAGGGTCTGCTCAAAAAGTAGAGCAGGAAATAAAGAGACTAAAGAAAAAACTCCAAGGATTGGAAGCTAGTGTCCTGACTTCTGCTAATAGAGAAGCTAAGAAGGTTAGGCAGAAAGCTCAGAAAGATGAGTATGACTCTCATGTAAAACTGCTTGATAAAAAACACGCTGCTGAGAGGAAATCTCTGCGGAGATTGAACGAGCTGAAGAAGCGTGAGGCACTAGCTTTCCAAAAAGAACAGGTCAAAATCTTCAAAGGAAAGGCTACTCGCGCCAAAGGTAATATACAATCTTTTATAGATGACACTATTGTGGGCCGTAAAGACCCTGATGCTGTCAGAATGGCTAAAGAGTATGCCAAGGAAGAGAAGGAAGCTGCTAGAGCCGCAAGGGAAGAGCTTCGGAAAAGTGCTAAGGAAGAGAGAGACTTATACAGGGATAAACTAAAAGCTCTTCAATCTCAGATTAAGCATCAAGCAAGCCTTGTAAGGGCTTATAGAGAAACTAACCAGCTCAAGAGAATCCATGCCCAGCACGAAAAAGAAGTGTTGGAAGTGAAGGCAGATCAGCTTCGTTATGGCCTTAAACAAGAGCAGGTTGAGGAACGTATAAATGCTCTCATAGCGAAGCGTGACACACTTCTTGCTAAAGCTAGGACGGCTCCAACAGGTGGCGGTGGAGCTGCCGTTGCCAGTAGGATAGGTGCTGCTGAAGGTGCTGGTCTACTTAGCGCTGCCGGTAAGCTTGGCTCAGGTCTTATGCCTACCTTGGCAGCAGGCGGTGCTGGATTTGGCTCTGTATTTGCTATACAGAGCATCTTCAAAGGCACTGCCACACTAGATGCTTTTGAATCAGCAATGGCATCTGTTTTGGGTACTACAAAGGCCGCTAGAGAAGAGCTGAACTTTTACCTTACAACAGCTAGGGAAATGAAAGCCCCTCTTATCTCCGGTGCCAAGGCTTACAGAAACTTCATAACTGGTGCTGTAGGTGCTAACATTGAGCTTGAAAAGGCTCGTGAGCTTTATAAAGGACTTGCTAAATTCTCCCGTGTAGCCGGTGTGTCTCAAGATGACATGAACGGTGCCCTTAGAGCATTCACACAGATTGCTTCTAAAGGTCAGCTGTACCGTGAAGAATTGCAGCAGCAGCTTGCTGAGCGTATTCCCGGCGCTGTATCAATGGTTGCTGAAGGTTTAGGTGTATCTACATCTGAGCTGAATGATATGATGCAGCGAGGAGAGATCACTGGTGAAATGGCTTTTGATGCCTTCATCAAGGGTTTTAATGAACGTGTATCTGATGAAGACTTAGCAGGAGCTATGCAAAACCTTCCATCCATGTGGCAAGGTTTGATAAACTCTGTAGAACAGTTTGTAATGGATTTGAGAGAGCTTGGTTCTTCTGAATCCATGAGGAACATTATAGGGAATGTTACAGAGTTTGTTAATGGCTTCAGGAAGGTTGCCGTACCGGCTATAATGGTACTTGTAAAAGCCCTCGAACTCCTTACAGATGTATTAGGTAATGAGTTTGTTGGGTTTATTGCTGGAGCACTGCTTGCAAGAATGGCAGTGGGGAAACTCGCTGGGGTATTCTTATCGTTAGTAACTAAAGGACTTGTTGGTAAGTTTGTAAGATCGCTTACACTAGCGACAGCAGTGTCTTTTAATGCCGCAGGAGCGTTTGGGGTTCTGAGCACTGCCGCTACAGCTGCCGGTGCAGCAATGAAGAGGTTCTGGTTAGCTGCCTTTGGCCCATACACCTTGATCGGAGCAGGCATTGCCTTGTTAGCTGACGAGATCGAAAAGGCATTCTCCGGTAATGAGAAGAGGTCTATAATTGACATTGTTCTCAGAGAGCCTCTCAATAAATGGATGAGTGATCTACTCGGTACAGATGTAAAGATATTCAACTTAATCTTTGGTTCTGTCCCTACACTAATTGCTGACAGTGTAAATATGATAAAGGAACATATAGGGTCAGTATTTAATGGGATAGTTGACGGATGGAACTGGTTGAAGAATAAGATACCGTTCTTGGGTGATGATGAAGATAAACCTTCTTTCAAAATCCCCTCTCTATCTTTTAATCCAAACTCATATCTAAACCCCACACAGAGAGTTCTTGGACAGATAAGCTCAGATGTAAATAGAAACTTCGATAAAGTTAAGAAGTTTGGTGTTGCAGATGGAAATGGTGGGGTATTCTTCTCACAAATGGTTGCTGATCGGGGTGCCGCAGCTATCAAGTCTATGCAAATGTCCGGGGCTAGTGCAGAGAAAATAGCTCTTGCAAAACAACAATTGGAAAAACAAGGTGGTCAACCTGTAACTGTTAATCAGAACATTAATATTCAGGTTGATGGCACTAAAGACCCACTGCTTGTGAGCAAGGCTATCAGACAGGAGCTTGAAAAATACTCTGGTATGGGTGTTCAATCAACACCTGCTGGCTTTAACTAAGAGGTGTTGTATGTCAATTATATACTTGGTAACTCCTAGAGGTCAGTTCTCCTTAGATGCTACTTCTTCTGTTCAACAAACTTTCTCGAACCAGATTACCGAGTATCCTGTAGAGTCAGGCTTTGATTTCACTAAAGGTGTTATATCGAAGTCTGACTATTATACATTAAGCGGTGTAATCTCTGACTATCATTTAAAGGACTCAAGAGACTTTCGTTCAGATGAAGTGTTGACAAGTCTCAAGCAGATCAAAGAATCAAGATCGATAGTATCCCTTGTAATGAAGTCAAATGTTGTTGGTAATCTTGTCATTGAAAGTATCTCAGCCACTGAGTCTACAGGAACAGGACATGCTAAGGAAGTGACAATAACCCTAAAAGAGGTTAGGACAGCTTTTTCTGCTACCACAACTGTACCAAGACAAGCGAGGCAGTTAATCGTTACAGGGGAATCTGTAGCAGATGTTACAGATTCTAAAAAGAACGCTGGTACTAAACCTAAAGAGTCTACTGAGGATAACAGGACTTATCTGGCCAGACTTCTAGGAATAGGGGAACCCAATAATGCCGAGTAAACTTTTCTTTGATAATGAGTCGTCAGACTTTGAATACTCGACAACATTGTCAGGTAACGAATATATCCTGAGATTTGTTTGGAACACTGTTTCAGAATCTTGGTATATGTACGTAACGGATTACCTTGGTGATAATGTTGTACACGGTGTTCGTCTAGTTTCCTCAAAACCATTGATAGACATTTATAAATCCTTCAATTTACCTGATGGGATTCTTGCTGTAGTGCAACTCAAGGAAGGGCAGTTAGAGACACCATCTCGTTACTCCTTTTCAGAAGGTAGTCACGAGATTTGGTATTTCACTGAGGAAGAAATTAATGAAATTACTCAGGAAGTATAAACTCACTATAGGAACACCCTCTTACACTAAGACGGATTATGAGGTTGTTGGTGGTGTTAAACGTAAGGTTAATAGTCGTACTGAAATCCCCTCTAATGCTGTTAGTATAGAAGATTTAGAAGTCTCATTCAACATTGAGAAATCCGACAATTCTTCTAAAAACTTAAACAGTGCTGAAATAACCATTAAAAATCTTTCCGAAAGCACAAAGGCTCTTATAGAGAAAGAGGACTCTGTAGTTATTCTTGAAGCTGGTTGGGAGGATGATACCTTTGGCCTTATTTTCCAAGGTGATATAACTAGCTACAAGCATAATAAACGCGGTACAAACTACGATACGATCATAGAGTGTGCTGATGGATATGTTGGTATTCGTGAATCAATAACTCACAAAACATACCCAGAGGGTACTAGCGTACAGGCTGTATTACTTGATTTGATAAAAGGCGAAGGCGGAGAGACTGTCTATTACACAGCAAAGGGTGAAACACAAGGTACACGTCCTCCGATAGGGCTTGGTTTCGACATAGGTGAAATGTCGGGTCTTGGTCTGTTTGAAGTATTTGAGAATGGTTATACAGTTTCTAAGCCAACTAAACAGGCTATTGACGATATATGCTACGCATACAGGCTGAAATGGTCTATACAAGACGGTAAGGTCTATGTAACAGACCTGAATGGGGATACTTCTTATAAATACACAGTTCCCCTGATTTCTGAAGAGACTGGCCTTATCGGATCCCCTGAGGAAATTAATGAAGGGAAGGCTAAACGCAAGGGTGATAAAACTCCGTCTAAGGGTTATAGGTTTGTATGCACTCTTAACCATGAAATCATCCCTGAGTTATTTATCAAGTTGTCAACCGAACAGATCAATGCTGTAGCTAAAGTTAAGAAAGTTACCCACAGAGGGTCTTATGAAGGAGACTCTTGGGAGACTGAAGTAGAATGTATCATCCAAGACATTGAGTAGGACTTATGATAAACAATTCCCCTAGCGTTGTAGACCTTGTAGATGCTCGGATAATGTACTTTCTGGGGGATTTACATACATCCTTACCATGTAGAGTGGTCAACTACGATCATACTAGACAATGTGTCGATATACAGCCACTATTAAGAAAGGAATACTCCAACAAGTATGTTGTAGATATGCCTGTAATAAAAGGTGTTCCACTTGTATTCCAAGGCTCTGGTACAAGCCTTATATCATTCCCTATTAACATTGATGATATTGTATTGGCAGTGTTTTGTGAGAAATCCATAGATAAATGGGTATTATCTGATGGTGGGTTTGTAACGCCCAAGAACGGTCTTATGCATGACATATCAGATTGCTTTGCCATACCGGGATTGAATACATTTAAAACACATGAGAATCCTAATCCTGATAATCTTGAGGTGAGGTTTAATACTAACACTGCTAATGAATGTTCTGTAAAGATGAAGCAGGATGGCAGTATTGAGATAGATTCTCCTCAGAAGATTACACTAAATGGTGCTGGCTCAACCATAGAGCTAGACTCATCTGGTGCTAGGGTTAATGCACCTAGAATAGATTTGAACTAGAGGTGATTTATGCCATCTTTAGCAAGAGAAGGTGACAGTGTTTCAACGGGTCACGGGTGTAGTGGTTCAACAACACTTACAAGCCCTTTGGGTGGTGTTTATCAAGTATATGCAAATGGTCTTGGAATAGAATGTTTAGGAGATCCTACAGTTTCTCACACCTATCCCGTAGGAGATGGTTGTGTACCACATGTGGCCTACATTAATTCAGGATCTTCCTCTGTATTTATAAATAACACCCCAGTAGGTAGGGTTGGTGATTCGGCAGATGCGGGTCAAATTTCGTCAGGGTCTAACAACGTATTTGCAGGTGGTTAATGAATACAGACATATATTTAGATAGTTCAACACATGACATAGTGTACTCTGATGGTGATATACGGCTTACTAGAGACACGTTAGAAGATGCCGCACAACGTATAAAAATTCGCTTACAGATTTTTAAAGGTGAATGGATACTTGATAATAGGGAGGGTGTTCCATACTATCAAGAGATTCTTACCAAAACATCAAAAGAGGCTGTAGATGCCATCTTCAAGGCGAAAGTGTTGGAAGACCCTTTAGTTGAGAATTTACTAGAGTTTACATCTACATACAATCCGTCCTCTAGGGAATACTCACTAAATTTCTCAGTGTCATTAACAAGCGGTGATACTTTAACAGATACATTTTCATTAGAAATTTGAGAGGTTATAAATGGCTGGCCTTAGTGAAAACGGTTTTGAAGTAAAAAGATATTCTGAAGTAGTGTCAGACCAGAGAAGCAAGGCTGTTGAGCTTTTTGGGGCTGGTGTAGATACCTCTGTAAATTCCATATTGGGTCAAATCTCTCAGTTAAGCGCGTTGGAGTTGGCTACCCTCTGGGAGGGCTTACAAGATGTCCATGACGCTTTCAATCCCAACGCCGCATACGGTAAATCTCTAGACGATTTGTGCTCCCTTGTTGGTGTTTACAGACTAGATGCTGAACCTACACAAGGTTTTATAGAGTTTACTGGGAGGAATGGTGTCATAGTTCCTGAAGGTACACAAGTAAGTAATCAGGATACTGGAGACACTTTTTCCACCACAGCAGCAACACTCATAAGCACTGATAAAGCATACTCTGTAGAATATCAAGTAAGAAGTGTTACTGATTCATCAGAATATATTCTGAACATTAATGGTGTGGTTGTATCTTATACAACAGGAGTTGGTGAAACTGTCACTGACATCAGAGATGGTTTTGTGACAGGTATTCAGGCTGATCCAGACCTTGATTTTGTTTCTGTAGATTCTATAGATAGTGACAAGTTTGTAATAACACACACCATTATCGGTAACAGCTTCACATCATCTACAAACACATCTTCACTGTTCCCTTCTTCTGTTACATCTCTTGTTTACGTCAGGGCTAACACGCTTGGTAATATATCCGCCGACACAGAATCAATTACATCCATAGATACTCCAGTCAATGGCGTTACAAGCGTAACAAACCTCACAAGTTTGGTTGTTGGTAGAGATGTAGAGACAGATGACGAACTCCGTATCAGGAGAGCAAGACGCGCTCAACAAGCAGGTAAGGCTACACCGGAAGCCATTGCTAGAGCTTTGGAAAACTTGCAAGGTGTCAGTGATGCCTTTGTAGTAGAAAATAGAACACTCTCTACAGATGTTGATGGAAGACCACCTAAATCCTATGAAGCTATTGTAGTAGGTGGTGAGGTGACTAATATTGCCGAAACCATTTGGGAGAACGGGCCAGCAGGTATCGAGACATACGGTAATATCTCACAAATAGTTGTAGACAGCAATGGTGATCCACATACTATAAGCTTCTCAAGACCTGAAAATGTGTATATTTCTTTTGAAGTGGATTACCAGATTTACGATGAAGAAGTTTTCCCAGATGACGGTGAGCAGGCTATCAGAGATGCAATAGTGTCTTATGGTAATTCGTCAAGAAGAATTGGCGAGGACGTTATTCCACAAAGATTCTTTGGGGATATTTACAGAAATGTTAGCGGTATTGAAAACCTAGTCATTCGTGTCGGGTCAAGTAATTCCCCCTCTATCCCACCAGTAGCCTTCTCAACAAGTCCGCTCCCTATTAGCTCAAGAGAATTAGCAGATTTCAGTAGTGATCGTATAGTTGTAAGCGAGGTGTAACATGGCCTTAAACGATTATACAATCAACTATGAAACTCTTAACGGAAGCCCTCAAGAAGTTGTTTCAAAAGAGCAGTATCAGACAGAGATTGTTCAAAGGGTTTACAATCGTCTTTGTGAACAATTTAAAAACAAAGAGAATATTCGAAAAGTTCTTGAATACTTCTTGTTTGGTTTCGGTGAAATACAATCAGAATTAGACTCTCTGAAGAACCTACGCTCATTAGCAACCGCTAAAGGACAAGCTCTCGATGTTGTAGGGGCGCAGATAAATGTTGCTAGGGAAGGTCTACAAGACACTGCATATAGACGTAAGATATTTATCAAGACATTACTAGGTGCTTCAGAGGGTTCTAGGGAAGACATCATCAGTATCCTACGTCTGGAATCAAATGGTGAAAAGTTGAGGTATTGGGATATTTACCCAGCGGCTTTTCAGGTATTTACAGATGGTGTAGATGCTTCAGAAGACTCCGCCATCACCGTTAAGAGTGTAACCCCGGCAGGTGTAAGTTCTTATACAGAGGTTGTTGCATCACACGGAGAAATACCTTTTGTTCTGTCGGAATCTCTCCCACTAAACCCAACACTAGCTCTTGAGAATATGGATGATTATATATCAGAGCTTGGTCAGTTGTTGGAATTGAACATTCCTCTCGGTGATACCCTGTCTGTTTTCTACGGAGGGCCGTTCGGGGAGACTAATGTAACCACTGACGAGCCTTACACTTATCTAGGGAGTGATGTTGGAAACATCTTCTCTGAAGTATATCAAAAATAACGAGGATTCTTATGAGCAAGCCGGATAAAATTATTTGGGCCAACACAGATTGGAATGGCACTAAATACGGGCAGCCTAACAAGGTACAGCCAACTGTAGAGAAGGTAGACTTAGGTTTTGTAGAAGATGAAATCCCTTCCAGAAACCATTTTAATTGGCTTCTGAATAATATCCATCTATGGATAGATTTCTTGGATCAGTTTGTGAAGATTGGTGAAGGTAGTCCTGAGGGTGTTGTTGTAGGTGATATTGGAAATATCTACCTGAACACCCTTGGCGGGGCTGGTACGACACTGTATGTAAAAGAGAGCGGTGCAGCAACTAATACAGGCTGGGTGGCTAAGTAAGAGGATTGAATAATGGCACAGAGACAGATTACAGAGTTACCTACAGCTTCTACACCAGACGGGTCAGAACTCCTTCTTGTACGCCAAGATATTTACGACAAAAAACTCGATGTATCAAGCCTGTTAGCATATTTGCAAAGCGTTCTTGATGATCGTTATCTTAATGAATCTCTGAATCTTTCAGATGTAGACGCTGTTCAAACAGCTTTTGATAATATTAAACAGGTTGCTACAGAGTCGTACCAAGGTGTTGTAGAGCTTTCAACGGTTGCTGAGGCAATTGCTGGTATTGATGCTACACGGGCTGTGACACCTGAAGGGTTGTTGGCAGCAATTCAACAGAATGTACCACAAGCTACGTACTCATCAGCTGGTAAAGTTGAGCTTGCTACACCTACCGAGGCTTATACTGGGACAGATTCTACAAGAGCTGTAACTCCAGAAGCTTTGAAATACACCATTGATAACCGTGAATTCAGTTTTCAAACAGCTTTAACAAGTTTATATGATGGGCGTTACTTAAACGAATCCAGTAACCTTTCTGATCTTACAAACTTTACGACAGCTCGTAGTAATCTGAATGTATATTCTAAGTCTGAAACAGACGGCAAGTATGCTTATAAAGCTAATAATCTTTCGGATTTGTCTAACAAAGCAACAGCTTTTGACAACATTAAGCAACAAGCTACGGTGTCATATAAAGGTGTTGTAGAGCTTGCTACTTCTGTAGAAACAACAGATGGGACACGGAATGATCTCGCTGTTACACCAGCATCCCTAAAAGCGATGATTGATGATATGTTCTGTGGACAAGTAGCTGCCTTCGCAATGGGGGTTGCCCCGGATGGTTGGCTTAAGTGTAATGGGCAAGCTGTATCAAGAACCACTTACAGTAGACTTTTCAGTAAGATTGGAACCACTTTCGGGGCTGGTGACGGATCTACAACATTTAACCTCCCAGACCTTCGTGGAGAGTTTGTCAGGGGATTTGATGATGGTAGAGGTGTAGATTCTCAACGAATATTAGGGTCTTTTCAAGACGCTAGTATGGAGAACCACTATCACGGTACAGGTTCGTTCACTGCAACTACAAATGATGATATAAAACTCATTTTAAGGAATTGGTCAGGATCTACTTATACAACTAGACAGGTTTATGGAGATTTTGATAAAAGTTCAATATCTTCAACTTCTGGTGGTTCTTCTAGTGTAGCAACCGCAACAAGCACTAATTTTTCAGAAGGTAGTGGTGAAACACGCCCTCGTAACGTGGCCCTCCTTTACTGTATCAAATATTAATTTGGAGAATATTATAGATGGCTTCTATACCAAAATTTACAAACAATTTCTCCACAACCCTTACACAGAACGCTTCAATATCCTCTGATAAACTTTACTTAGATGTTGTGGATGGTCTGCCTGATATTTCTGGAGGCAACTTTTGCAGGCTCACGGTTAAGCGTCTTTCAGATGGTGCTAGAGAGATTGTAAAGGTTACAGCAATTGACAACATTTCTCGCTATGTATCTGTTGATCGTGGTGATGAAGGTACAACCCCTCTAGCATTCGTTGTTGGTGATGAAGTACAGCTTCGCTTAACAGCAGAGCCTTTGAATTATGTTGTAGAGGAAGTTGACAGGCTTACTACAGCGGAACCTAATCTATTACAAGCCGCTCAAAATGCTCTTGATAGTGCTGACGCAGCAAGTATTTCAGAAGCAAATGCACTAGCATCTGAACAGGCCGCTGAAGGGTATGCTGTTAATGCTTTAGCTTCAGAACAGGCCGCTGCAACATCTGCTTCAAATGCACAGAATAGTGCCACTGCTTCGGAGAACTCAAGACTGGCTGCTGAAGCGGCTCAAGCTGCCGTTGAGGTAATTTATGATGATTTCGATGATCGTTATTTAGGGGCTAAATCTGTAGAACCTACCACAGATAGTGATGGAGATCCTCTTGCAGAGGGTGCTCTGTATTTCAATACTGTAGAGAGTGATTTGAAATACTGGAATGGAACTTCTTGGGAAACTACAGACCTCAACGCCCAAGAGATCCTTGACAGACTTAAAACTGTCGATGGTGTTGGAAGTGGTTTAGATGCTGACAAGCTGGATGGGTATGAGGCTGCTGATTTTCAGCGCAAATCAGAATCAAGCATCGCTATTAAAAGGTACGATGTTTATGTTTCTGCGACAGTATTTTGGACGCTAGTAAATCCATTCACAAACTTGCCAGTAGGTACAACGGATTCTGGTATTGCTTACCGCATTATGCTAAGTACCTTAGCAACCGGCACTAATACTGGCGCCTGTTATTTAGTCGATAACGTAGACGGGGCTGGGTGGAGAATTCACGAAGTTACCAGAGCCGGAGATAATTCTAATTTCCCCGAAATGTTTATAGACGGCGGGTTGCCTAAAGTTAGGACTGATCACAATAACTCTTATCCTATAAGAGTTATTGTCGAGGCTGTTTACTTGGGTAATACCGGAAGCATGTTTACTGCTTTTGGTGCCGACTCTTTCTTGAAAAATAATCAAAATGGCGTGTTCTTTACTGATTTACAGCGTAACGAACATGAACTGTGGCACGCAGGTAACGATGGAACAGGCTCTGGGCTGGATGCGGATACGTTGGATGGTGCAGAGGGTTCTCATTACCTTGACAGGGCTAATC